AAGAAATGGGCATCTCGCCATCTAAATTGTCGTTGCAACTGCAATCTGAAATGAACCAAGTTGCTAATCATCGTCTTAACCAACATCTGTCTGAGGTGCTCAGCGTTCGCAATGCATTCGCCATTCGACGTAATGCACGTGAATGGTCTATGGCTTGTGCCAATGTTTCAAGCACAAACTCTAAAAGCACAGAACTCAAGCCTATCGAACACATCTTTACCGTTGGTTCTGTATCCGAGGCTTTTGACATTGGTCTCACCCACCACAGCATATCCAAGAAGGATGCTATGATTCTTGTTTACAACGCAACCATAAACGCCTTCAAAGATGAAATTTGATTACAACCTACTCGTCAATACCTTGTCGATTCAAAGTGAATCGTACAAGTCTCACTTGATGGAACGGTACATCAAACGGTTCCTCAAGAAAAACAATATCCCATATCATCTTGATGCCTATGGTAACATTTATGCGACCAAAGGTCATAGTAATCTATATCCTACCATGGTTTGTCATGTTGATACCGTTCATGAAATAAACATGAACTCAATTGTCAAACGTCATGGCGATATACTCTACAGTATTGATTCACAATCATTCCAACGTACTGGTATTGGTGGCGACGATAAGGTTGGTGTATTCATTACACTATCATGCCTTCTACACTTCGACAACTTCAAAGCAGTATTCTTCAAAGATGAAGAGATTGGTTGTGTAGGTTCAAGCCATGCCGACTTCAAATTCTTCGATGACTCTACATTGGTTTTACAATGCGACCGTAAAGGCATGGGTGACTTCGTCACTTCAATCTACAACGTATCGCTTTGTAATGATGATTTGTTATTACGTATCGATGACATCCTTGATGCCTATCATCGTAAGCCCGTCGATGGCGGACTTACCGACGTCAAACAAATTGCTCTAAACAATGACGTTCAAGTCGCAAATGTAAACTGTGGATATTACAGTCCACATACTGACGATGAGTTTGTATCTATCACAGATGTCAAGGACACCCTTTACTTCTGTGCAGAGGTATTCGTTTCTACCCTCTACAATCGTTTTACTATGAAACGTGACGTGTACAAGTACGACTACAGTTACGGCTACGGCTGGGACCCTTACCCATACAAGCCGTTGACATCAAGTAGTCATGCTACGACATACAATGCTACCGAATGCCCTGGTTGCACCGGTAGCGATACTATGTATGACCCTTATACCAACGGCACTTATTGTTTCACATGTGATGATTACTATTATGAAGAGATTAAACAAGATACCAAAGCAACCAATTAGTTACCACGCCATTCCATTTTCCCATGGCGTTTACTATAACCTTGTCATGTTCCACACAGACAAGGATAAAGTTAAAACTGTGTTAGATACTTTCTCGTATCAACTTCTCAATAACATATACGATGCGCTGTTTCGTGGTTATGGATATGTATCTAAATACACTTCCTTACGCAAAATTGCTCAACTCAAGCAATTAGTTGACTGGCCCGTGTACTTTGCTAAAGATAGGCACATGTACATATTCTATGTCAGCCCTGAGGTCTTTTCTGTTATCAATTCGCATGGTATTCACAATCGTCGTAAAATGTTTTCAGACAGCATGTTTGAGAAACTCATGAATGGCGCTGATAATGCTCGCGTTCCACACTTCCGCTACGTATTGTACAACTTGCAGAACATGAACTATGACATTCATCATAATAGACATTTTCATATTCGCAAAAACGGTACTATTACATACACACCTAAAGGTAGGCCTACAGATTTCAATGGAGATGGTTACTGGTCTACAGATGGACGTCAGACAATATCGCTTGGACGTGCATTACGTAAAATCATTAACACATATTCGCATCACGACGTCGTTAATGACACCGACTTATCCTTAGTTGTTAACGAGGTCATGGCAGAATACTTTTTCAATGGACGTATTGAAATTGTTGAAGGCGACGACATAATCAAATACTATGAAGAAAGTTCATATGCTGATGACCAATCAACGCTAAGTAACAGTTGCATGCGTTACAGCCATTGTTCTGAATGGATTGAGTTTTATACAGTCAACAAATGCATGATGGTCGTTGCTCTTGACAATAATGACAAGTTACTCGGTCGTGCAATCGTTTGGCCTGAAGTTAATATCAATGGTGAGAAACATACATTCATGGACCGTGTTTACGGCAAGCCTCTCACAATCACTAAGATTCTTGAATTTGCCAAAGACCAAGGGTTTGTTACAAAACAACAACAAGACTATCATTCTTCACGAGAGATAAAGTATCCAAATGGTGAATGCGTTTACATTGACATGTCCATTGAATGTATTACTAATGATACGCATACTTACCCATACATGGACACATTCAAGTGGGCCTCTGACCTTGGTAATAATCGTGTGTTATTATCTAACAGCGATGGCGACAGAGAACTCACCGGTACTGAAGGCAATCATGAATTAACATATTGCGAAGAAACCGATGAATATGTAGAGCCTGATGACGCAGAATGGTCAGACTGGTACAATAGTCATATACCATCATACCAATCTGTATATTCAGACTACATGGATGATTGCATTCTTAATCGTGACTCTATCAGACTTGAATGTGGTAGCCTTATTCATTGCGACCACGATGATGTAGAAAATGTCATTCTTCCAAGTACTAGTCACGGATATGCAGTATCCGACGATGTTACCTACGGTATTAATCAAAATGGTGATGAAGACCAACTTTACTCTGGTTATCCAATTGGTTTCGATGACATCTTCAAAAATTACACTTACGTAACATGGTTAAATACACACGAATTAACCCTTGAAGATGATGGAAACAGACACGTAACCATTAACACGGTTCTAAGTTGGGATGCATTAATGTCTAAATACACAGTAACTGAAATAATCGACCTCGTCTAATGAGAAAACTAATCAAGATAATTGTTGACCTCATTCTTGAGGTCATCAGTTATCTAATACTAATCCTACTAATACTATTTTACCTTGTTAGTTGTTCTAAAATTCCGTCTTATGTTTCGCAAATCAAAACACATTCGATTTACCAATCGACGCATACGGTCCCTGAGGTACGAAATGGTCAACCATTGCTTAAGCAATACCGAGCCAAATATTGAGTACCTAAAACATATCGCATTATTAATCAAAAAATACCATAGAAGAATCAAATGGATACAAATGTAACAGCCGCAGATGCTTATAACTATTTCATTGACTTAGGCATGATTGAAAATCTAAAAGATGTTGAGCAACAACTCATCATTGCACTTATTAATCGCATCATTTATCTTGATGCCCAACTCGAGGTTTACAATGACACTAATATCTAATATCAAATCATACTTTTTCAACAAAGTATTTGTCCCGCTTATACGCAAACACCCTGATGTTATTCTTGTCAAGCAACTACACGAAAACCTTGCTCGTAATGAATCATCAGTTAATGACGACCTAAACACACTTGAGGCACGCGTTGCTGAACTTAACACAAGTGTTAAATCTATCAATTACCACTTAGATGATTACAATCTAGAATACATGACATCCTTGTGCAATGATAATGAGTCAACGATAAGTGGCATTGAATACGATGTCAATCAGATTAACAATCAGATTTCAGAACTTTCTAGAGCAATTGATGATTTAAAAGAATCACATCCTTCAGTTAACATTGAGGATAAATTCAACAATTGCTTATCTAATTACAAACTTGTATTTGCTGCATCAATGCAACCACGTGAATGACAGACACGGGCTCTTGCCCGTGTTTTTATCCTTACTTTTATCCATGTTCACAATCATGGCGACCCTACGCGACCAGGCCCTATGCGACCCTATGCGACCGTATTTATTCACAATATGTTTGCACTTTCAGTTAATAATCACTATATTCGTCTATAAAACAAATGCATATGAAAGACAAAGACTACCTACATTCAGACCTCTTGAGCAAGAAATGCAACAACGAGGTTTTTCAGCAAACTTACGAGGTTGTGCGACAATTATCTTGGGAAATGCTCAAGGTATATAGTTCTGCCGTAGACCTCAGCCCAAGACAACGTGAGGAATACTTAGACGTATTTACACCCTACGTTGCAAAACACGTGGTTGACCTCGTAAATTTAACCATTGACAAGTTTGAGAAATGATTGATTTTGAAGAGTTAGGAGACGCCCTAAGACCAACGAATATATCTGAGTACCACCAAGCGCGTATAAAGGCATTAGAGGGCGCCTATGAAGAGAATTTGGAGTTTCTGAAGGTTGTTCGTGCGACCATGAAGAAGATATACATACACATGTATCACAACCAAGGGAAATTGCGAGAAACCGCAATCGATTGGGACAATGTTCAATTGATAATTAATAAACTTGATGATATATTAAACAATGAGTAGAAGAGCGCTATTGGTAAAGGATGTAATTGTACGCAAGTTGATGTGCGAGTACCCATTTTTCAGTATTGGTAATTGCTATTATTACAAGCGTATTTGCATCGACACAACACCTCGTCAAGAGGATATTTTTGACACGTCTACAGACCTCTGGAGGCCTTTAAACCTGCATGAATTAGAGATGATAATAAACGAGGGCTTGGAAAAAACAAACAAGTACCTGGTCATCAAAAATGCGCGAATTGAACTCGAAGAAAATCGAAGGGATTTTCACATTGCTACCATCAAGAGAAACGAGAAGGATAAGACTAAGTATTTTAAGAAAGCGATTGAAGCTGTCAATAAACTTAGGTCTATGATAGGATATTAACCACTTGGTTACTATATTTGTTAATAATCTAATTTAATCACAATGAAAACAGAAAGATTGAAGGAGTTGTACCTAAAGTACGAACTCACAAAAGACGATGTGTTCAAGCATCAACACTATGTAATCATTACTCGTTCGGGTATTGATAAGATTCAAGCAAAAGAAAAGATTGACATTCACTACGATGTCATCAACTGCGAGTCTACGTTTTGTGTAATCAAAGCAAACGCTAGTGCAAATAACGGCACTAAGATTCAGACATTCGGCTCTGCGCTGAAGGGTTCTAATCATAGAGACGGGAACTGCAATACTTGGTATGTAATGGAGATGGCTGAGAAGCGCGCTATGAGCCGTGCTGTTCTTAAACTCACGGGTTTCTACGAACTCGGTGTGTTTGGTGAAGATGAAAGCGAAGACTTCAAAAAAGAGAAGACATGGCAGAAGTAAATCACTCAGAAATCATTGCTCGTCTTCAAGATGACAATGAGTACTACGGAGAATACGGCTCGCAGTTTCTGCATAACAGCGACATCTACAAACTGCTCAACGACCCATCTCAGTATGGTGTTAAGCAAGAAGATACACTTCCTATGCTTATAGGTAGAGCGTTTCACGAAATGGTACTGTTCAACAATCACAACCAACCATACATTGACGCTTCAACAAGGTCTACTAAGATATACAAGACTGAAGTCGAAGAGTATGGTGAGGACATCGTTCTATTGAAGAAGGAATACGAGCAGGTCGTAGACCTCAAGAAGACTGCTGTAAACCACCACCTGATAAAAGAGGTGTTGTCTGCCAAGAACATACAGAAGGAAGTTCCAAACGTTGGATACTTGACCAGCAACGAATTGATGTGGGCATGTAAGGCTGATATACTTACGGACGACTACGTCTACGACCTCAAGACAACTTCGAGTTTGTCTGGATTTAGAAACAGCGCTAGGAACTACAATTACGATAGTCAAGCATACATATACTCTACGATGTTTCAGAAGCCAATGCGCTTCTTAGTTGTGGAGAAGGGAACTGGGTGTATAGGATTGTTCGATACAAGTGATGAGGCATACCACCGTGGTCGCGAAAAGGTCGAGCAAGCCGAAGAGGTATATTTAAAATACTTCAAGAACAATGAGGACGATGTTTCAAATTACTACAAGTATGGAGAAATATAGTTCTAAAGGAAAGATGCGGTCTGGCATCGCATGGTCAATAACATTACTAATTTTTATTTTAACACTATGTCATCTTTAATCAAGGCGTCAATCAAGGCGTCAGAACTCAAGAAAATCTCTGCCGATAAAATCATCAAAGGCGAGAAGGACACTTACATTCCAATCACTATCTCTGTAGACGATGAGTCAAGGTACGGTCAAAACGTATCCATCTACATCGAGCAGAGTAAAGAAGAGCGTGAGCAGAAAGCACCACGCCACTACATTGCTAACGGCTCAGTTATATGGACTGACGGTAGCATTGTAAAAGGTCAGCGAGAAGAGCAAGGCGCGACTCAGAAGAAATCTGCCGCACCTTCATACGACTCTCTCGGAGACGACCTACCGTTTTAATTAATGCCCCGAAAGCTGCACACCCGAGTGAGTAGGGGCTTATTTTCCACAACATGAAAGCAATTGTAATACATAACATCGCGCAAGCCGTAGCGGAATACTACGACATGACGATTGAGAAACTATTTGAGAACACCAGGAAACGTACAGTTACTGATAAGAGGGCTATATTTCATTTCCTTTGCCACAAACACACCGACCTCAGCTTACAGCAGATTGGGAACTTCTCGGAGGTGTACGGCAGAAAGCCATACAACCACGCTACGGTCATACACAACATAAAGAAGTGTAGGACATTAGTTAAAGTAGATAAGCGCTTTAGCATCGACCTATTGCACCTTGATGCCTATGTGACCAAGAACATCATAGTCAAGAAAGAAAAAGAAGTTTTAATAAATCAGAACATACAACTAATGCTCGAGCGTTGGTTTGAATCCGAGAGCCGTGAATACCTAGAATGTTTGTCTGATATCGCAGAAATACTACATTCGCAACAAGATTTAAATGTAGTGCGTAAATGGATTGATACTTATGAAGGGATTTATCAAACTGCATAGGCAGATAATGGAATGGGAATGGTATCAAGATGCTAATACAAAGTCAGTATTTATACACCTACTTCTTAATGCTTGTTACGATGAATGTCGATTCATGGGTCAATCCGTGGAGAGGGGTCAGTACATGACCTCATTGTCCAGGCTAGCAAGAGATTTAAACCTCAGCGTTAGGCAGGTAAGGACAGCACTATCTCGATTAGAAAAGACCGGAGAAATCGACACGCAGGCGACAAACAAATCAACACTCGTAACTATCTGTAACTACGGTAGTTATCAGATTGACGAGAAGAAGGTTAAGAAGAAATCGACAAGCAAGCGACAAGCAGTCGACACGCAAGTGACAGACATAAGTAAGAAGGAAATAAAACAAGAAGAAAAGAATAATACATACTTAGAGAAGGTATTGAAAGAAGAGATTTGGGTGACCCAAGTAGCCATGCAATACCACACTAAACTAGGTGTTATAAAAAATTCTCTTGAGCGTTTTACAAATCACCTCAACATCACACAAGACAACAAGCGTTCTGTTAGGGATTTTAAAACACACTTTGTAAATTGGCTGAAGTACAACCTAGATGAAACTAGTCCGAGCATCGACACTTACAAATGGAAGTGGAAAGGACAAGCAATGAAAACGGGAAGCAAAGAAGATTATGAACGAGACAAGGCCGTGTTTGACAAGCCAGGCTTTGACTTTCAAACATTTATTTGATGGAGCTAAATGGATTTGAGATAGACGAATTCAATATCTACGGAATAGACACTAAGGCAAAGCAATCTACCTGCCCGAAGTGTTCACACAATCGCAAGAAGAAGACTCAAAAATGCCTGATGCTCGATTGGGAGCGAGGCTTAGGGACTTGCCAACACTGTGGCGAAGTCATACAACTGCACACCTACAAGAAGGCATCGACGGGAATTCAGTACGCTGTACCACCAAAGAAAGAAGAAAGCATTTCAGAGGCTGTTCTTAAATACTTTGAGGGCAGGGGTATATCAAAGCAGACTATAGTATCATTTGGTATTACAAATGGAAGGGAATTCATGCCTCAGGTAGGCGAGGAAGTCAACGTAATTAAATTCAACTACTACGTCAACGGCGTCTTGATTAACATCAAGTATCGAGACGGTAGAAAAAACTTCAAGATGTTTAAGGGCGCACAAAAGACGTTCTACAACATCGATGCTATCGCAGGTAAGGATACATGTGTTATTGTTGAAGGAGAGGTCGATGCTTTGTCTTATCATGAGGCAGGTATACACAACGTAGTAAGTGTTCCCAACGGCTTCAATGCGACCGGGCAAATCAACCTTGATTACCTCACAGATTTCTACGGATACTTTGAAGACAAGGATAAGATATACCTCGCTGTAGATAACGATGACGCTGGAGAGAATGGTAAGCGTGAACTGATAAGAAGATTTGGGTCAGACAAGGTCTTCATTGTTGACCTTGAGGACTGTAAGGACGCCAACGAGTACCTAATCAAGTACGGAAAAGAGAAGTTAGCAGACACCATATCTAAATCATCACCATGCCCTATTGAGAATGTCATGCGTGTTTACGATATGGAAGCACAACTTGACAACTTCTATAAAAACGGTGTTCAGAATGGGTATAAGATAGGTATTCCAGATTGGGACAACATCTTCTCGACGTATACGAAGCAGTTCATAGTAGTCACGGGATTCCCATCAAGCGGTAAGAGTGATTGGGTTGACCAAATGACGGTGGGATACAACATGATGTATGGATGGAAGACGGCATACGCTTCTACAGAGAACTACCCTCAATACCTACATGTAGATAAACTCATACGAAAACTGTACGGAAGGACACCGAAGTATGAGGAAACTAAAAAGCAAGCATGGAAGCAGTGCGTGAACCATATCAATGAGAATTTTTTCTTCATCGACTATGAAGATGGGTTTGATTTGGATAAGGTTCTGAAGAAAGGAGAAGAATTGGTAAGAAGAATGGGTATAAGATGCCTTGTGATAGACCCCTTCAACAAGGTGCGCGACAAGGGGAATCTGAACCTATCCATCACCGACTACACAAATATCTATCTCAATAAAATAGATGCTTTCTGTAAGAAGATGGATGTTCTTGTTATCTT